AAAGGAGATACAGCCGAAAGTAAAAAAGGATGGAGCCATCTCTGTCGTAGGTTTAAAGTTCTTGGGAGACTCTTGGGAGATCGTGGGTGGCCCTTTTTCTAGAGTAGACTACCCTGAGTTTAACTTAGGTTCACGGCAGCAGATTGGCAGATATTTACAACACTATGGATGGAAGCCCTGTAAGTTCACGGAAACTGGACAGGCAATTGTAGACGAGAAGGTGCTATCAGGTATCACCGGCATCCCACAGGCTTCTCTGATCTCAGAGTACCTGATGGTGCAGAAACGCATAGCACAAGTGCAGTCATGGATAGACGCAGTAGATGAGGACACAGGACGTGTGCATGGTCAGGTCAACACTAACGGTGCAGTAACCGGCAGGATGACACACGCCAAGCCTAATCTAGCGCAGGTACCGGCATCACGAGCGCCCTACGGAGAGGAGTGCCGACGATGCTGGACTGTCCCTGAAGGACATAAACTTGTGGGTTTTGACGCTAGTGGCCTAGAGCTACGGATGCTGGCTCACTACATGAACGATGAGGACTATACAAATGAAGTCATTGGAGGAGACATACACACTGCTAACCAGCAGCTTGCGGGACTTGAATCAAGAGATCAGGCTAAAACTTTCATCTACGCACTGCTGTACGGAGCAGGAGACGCGAAACTTGGTACGGTGGCGGGAGGAGGCGCAGGTGCTGGTAGACTGCTTAGAGAACGATTTATGTCTAATCTCCCAGCATATGCAAATCTTAAAGGACGAGTTGCACAAGAGGCAGCACAGGGTTGGATCAATGGACTAGACGGGAGGAGACTATGGATTCGCTCTGAACACGCAGCACTGAACACCCTATTGCAGAGTGCCGGTGCATTAGTTATGAAACAAGCCTTGATTACTCTGGACAAGTATGCTAAACTATGGGGTATGGACTATAAGATCGTAGGTAACATCCACGATGAAATCCAGACCGAAGTCCCAGCATCACAAGCAGAGAAGTTTGGGCGGCTTGCAGTCTCTTGTCTAGAGGCAGCAGGTATACACTTTAATCTAAACTGCAAACTTGCAGGGGAGTATCAAATTGGAACTAGCTGGGCAGAAACACACTAACATCAATCCGAATACTGGTAAAGTCTTTTACTACAAGGACAATCCTAAAACTAAAAAAGCTGAGAACGCCTTACAGATGTACGTAGATGGCAAGTACGTCCCTAAGTCACACCCGCTACACAAGCCCGGACGCTACAAGGGCTTCACTGATGCAGCCTTCAGTTCTCTACAGAACTACGAGCTTGCCAAGCAGGGTCAGGTGTACGTACTGGTCAACCCAGCATTTCCGGGCTGGTGTAAAATAGGGATGGCTGTGGACGCAGAGGATAGGCTCAAGCAGTATCAGACTAGCTCTCCCTACAGAGACTACGAGCTAATCAAAGCATATGATACTGATGACCGACGAACCGCTGAGAAGGCTGCACACGAGCTTCTAGCGCAGTCACATGAACGTAAGGGCGAGTGGTTCTACATTCAGCACCCTGTCGCTACAGAAATACTGGACGGACATTTCAATGAAAACAGTTAACACAGTTGTTGATGACATCTACGAACTGATGACCACAAAGTCTGCTGATGAGTCAGTGGACGTTGAGGCAGAGATTGACAAGTTCGGAGAGGCTGTCAAACAGCTAATGCGTACTGAGTTTATGCCTGATGCGCCTCGTGACGGACGTAAGCTACGCCTGTCCAACATAGGCAGAGACGATAGGTACCTGTGGCATCATTACAACGACACGAGTGCAGGAGAGGAGATCCAAGGGCACACGTATGTGAAGTTCATGTACGGACACCTGATTGAGGAAATGCTCTTGTTCTTGTGTCGCCTGTCGGGACACACGATCACTGATGAGCAGAAGGTATGTCAGGTAGAGGGCATCACTGGTCACATGGACTGCCGTATAGACGGTATCGTGACTGACATCAAGTCTGCAAGTACCTACGGATTCAGGAAGTTCAAGAGAGGCGCTATAGCCTACGAAGATCCGTTTGGATACGTTGACCAGTTGAAGGCATACGCCTACTCAGAAGGTGAGACTAAGTTCGGATGGTTAGTCATGGACAAGTCGAATGGGCACCTGACGTACCTGAAGTACGATCTAGAGGACACTGAGGCTCCTGTGTACAACACCATCAAAGGTGACATTGCCGAAAGGATACGTCACGTAAAAAAGCTCGTAGAGGCAGAGGAGATACCACCAGTATGCGCGGAACCATTAGCAGACGGCAAAAGTGGAAATATGCGATTACCCGCAAACTGTTCCTACTGTCAGTACAAGCATTCATGCTATCCAGAACTGCGTACTTTTCTGTACTCAAGCGGGCCAAGGTTCTTAACGGAGGTGGTTCATGAGCCTAAAGTCCAAGAGATCACGTAAGCAAAGCATCTACAGGTCTGGACTAGAGAAACGCTTTGCACAGTCAGCACCTAAGAGACGCTATCTGTACGAGCCATATGATGTACCATACGTGATGCACAGGAAGTACAAGCCAGACTTTGTGGACAAGAAGACAGGTGATTACATTGAGACTAAAGGATTCTTTAGGACAGGAGACACCCAGAAGTACACATCAATACGTGACAGCATCAAGCCAATCAAGTTAATCTTTGTACTGTCAGATCCTAACAAGAAGGTCAGGAAAGGCTCTAAGATTACGATGGGACAGTGGTGTCACAAGGAAGGTTTTGAATTTTACACAGTTGACGAGTATGTAGATCATGTCACTAACAATGGATGAGATCAAGGAGAGAGTGTTGAAGCAGTATGATGTCGATGACCTAGTGGAGGCTCTAGACATCTCTGCTGAAGAACTGCTGGACAGGTTTGAGGATAAGTTTATCAACAGGCTGCACCAGTTTGAAGAAGATACAAATGGAGATGAATGGGATGAGTATTGATAACATAACAGTACAGGAGTGGAACAAGATGGGTTTTAAGACTATTAAAGACAACGCTACCAATGAGCTTGACAACGAGCCTAACGACCACCCACTGTACGGGGACTACAAGTACGACAGTGTACACCGGCCAGAGCATTACAACACTGGTAGCCTAGAGTGTATTGATGCCATCAAGGGTATGCTCGATCACGACGAGTACATTGGATACCTCCGTGGCAATGCCTTGAAGTACATGTGGCGCTTTAGGTACAAGAAGAAACCTATTGAAGACCTACGTAAAGCTAGGTGGTACGAAGAACGATTGATTAGTTACATGTTGGAGCACCCTAGTGACAAGTAAGGTAGGCGTACAGGATTATTTAGGTATCCAGATTGATTACGACAGAGAAGAAAACCTTAATGTGTTTTCTCGTGAGACACTGAAGGACAGATACTTCTGGGGAGATGAGACACATGCACAAGAAGCCTTCGCCAGAGCGTCCGTCTATGGTGCAACGTATCAAGGACATACTGACTACAATCTTGCACAGCGACTTTATAACTACGCAAGCAAGGGGTGGTTCGGTTTTAGCACTCCTATACTTAGTAACGGGGGAACCACTCGTGGTTTACCTATTAGCTGCTTTCTCAATTATGTTCCTGATTCAAGGCGTGGTCTTTCTGATCACTACGATGAGAACATATGGCTGGCAAGTGGAGGTGGAGGCTTGGGTGGATATTGGGGTGCTGTTAGAAGTAATGGCGTTTCAACTGCTAACGGTAGTCAGTCTACTGGTAGCATACCTTTCATGCACGTAGTTGACAGTCAAATGCTTGCCTTTAATCAAGGCGTAACACGGAGAGGATCTTATGCAGCGTATATGGACATCAGCCACCCGGAGGTGGAAGAATTTATTGCTATGCGAAAAACTACTGGTGGTGACCTTAATCGTAAGTGTCTCAACCTTCACAATGGAATTACAATCACAGACGAATTCTTGGCCGCCGTCATGTCTGATGATCAGTGGAGACTTATAGACCCTAAGTCCAAGCAGGCAGTCAAGACTGTATCCGCTAGGGACTTGTGGTGGCAGCTAGTGCACACCAGAGCAGAGACAGGTGAACCTTACATTGTTAACCTAGACCGCTGTAACGAGGCTCTACCGCAGTCACAGAAGGACATGGGGCTGGAGGTACGCCAGAGTAACCTATGCTCTGAGATTACCTTACCAACGAGTGAGGATCGCACAGCAGTGTGTTGCTTGTCTAGTGTTAACTTAGAATACTTTGATGAATGGAAGGACGATGAACTGTTTATCTTTGACATGATTAACATGCTGGATAACATCATTGAACATTTTATTGACAACGCTATGATAGATACAGGCATGAACGTGTCAGCAGATAGCATAGAGGAGTTTGCTTCTTATGTGGAACAAAGTAAAGCAGGGTTTACAAAAGCCGCTTATAGTGCATATAGAGAACGTGCGGTCGGTCTTGGAGCGATGGGTTTTCATAGTTACCTTCAACGTAATGGAATCCCTTTTGAAGGAATGTACGCCTCCAGCTTCAACAATAGAGCGTTTAAGACAATCAAAGAAAGAT